GCCATGCCTGAGAAAGTTACTAAGAAGATGGTACAGGCACCAGCAGAAGATAAGTACTATAAGAAAAATGGGGAGATTTCTGTAGCTGGCGAAAAGTGGGTTGCTCTTTGTAAACAGTATAGGCAACCTTTGACCGCTAAAAGTTTTATGATAGACCTGAGAGAAAGGGCTAACCCTAACTCCCCAGATCAAGTTAAGGCATGGCTTAATAAAGAGGGTTGGATGCCTCGCACCTTTAAGTTTACAAGGGATAGTGAGGGCAATGAGAAAAGTGTTGCACAAGTCAGGAAAGATGGTTTGTTATGCCCATCTGTCTTAGAGTTAGCTGAGAAGTGTGAAAGCATACGAATCCTTGATGGTCTCTCTGTTTTGTCGCACAGAATAGGTATCTTAAAAGGTATGTTACAGAATCAAGAGGGCGGGTATGTAAAGGCTACTATAGCTGGACTTACAAATACTCTACGCTTTAAACATGCTAAACCTTTAGTCAACCTCCCCTCAGTGGAAAAGCCCTATGGTGCTGAAATACGAGGGTGCCTGATTGCACCAGAAGGTTACGTGCTGTGTGGTGCGGATATGACCAGTTTAGAGGACACAACCAAGCGACACTATATGCAACCACTAGACCCTGAGTATGTAGCAGAGATGTCAAAACCAGGATTTGATCCACACCTTGACTTGGCTAAACATGCTGGTCTCATCAGCCAAAAGGACATAGACAAGCATAATTCAGGTGAGGTTAGCCTTAAGGCATTGCGTAAGAACTACAAGGTAGTGAACTACAGTGCCACGTATGGCGTCAAAGAGGCTACTCTGTCTCGTACTACAGGTATGAAGAAGTCAGAGGCTAAGAAACTACTAGCTGCCTTCTGGGACCGTAACTGGTCCGTAGAGGCCGTGGCAAAGCGTGTACGTGTACGGGAACCACGGGGACTAGGGGGTATGTGGTTAAAGAACCCTGTCAGCGGTTTCTGGTACAGTCTACGCAGTGATAAGGACCGCTTTAGTACACTTAATCAAGGCACAGGCGTTTACTGCTTTGACACTTGGGTTAAGCACTGTCGTAATGATGGTGTCAAAACGATAGGACAGTTCCACGATGAAATTATCACTTTGGTAAAAAAAGGAAAGAAAACACAAGAGAAGATCAGTATGGAAGATAGTATGGAACGACTAAACGATGAGTTACAGTTAAATGTGCCGTTGGGTACAGATGTGCAATTTGGCAACAGCTATGCGGATATTCACTAACTTATGAAAAAAAAGTTGGCACTTAGGTTTACAAAACTGGATTTAGGTGCCTAATATAATATACACCCTTAATGAAAGGACTCGGCAAATGGCTAACATTACTTATGAAATGGATATGGTTTTAGAGTATGCCAAGGTGTTCAAAGAGAATGCTGACTATGGTGATCCAGAATCTACCATGAAGTTTATCCGTGACTTAAATAAGAACGGCGGTAAGACTTGTGTTAATGCTTACTTCACCTCTGATAAGCAAATACAGAAATTGCTAGATGAAGGTTTTGACAGGATGGTCACTAACCCTCAAACTGGACAAAAAGTTGACCGTGTCAAAGACGGAAAAGAAGAGTTTGGTATTGGTAAATATCTGCACCTACAGCGTAGGATTACAGACGTTAAAGAGTATGTTGATAAGAAGACTAAAAAACTTAAGACCTTTGAGGCTGGAGGGATGCCTCTAATTGTTGACTTAAGGGAGGGTCGTGAAAATCGTCGCTTCTGGGATTTTGAGGAAGACGGTGAACTTGGTAATGGAACTGAGGCTAAGGTTAGTTTTGAAATCTATAACAAGACTACAGTTAGGCTTAAGAACATTGGTGTAACTAAACTTTCAGTCTGGGAGCAACAAACCCCTGAAGCTGAAGAAATCCCCTTTTAAGGTTTAATCAAATGGCTAAATTAACGGTAACATACGAACACACAGAGGAAGAGGATGGCTACGATAGTAAGACTACTATAGAGAGGTTTAATGTTGACAGTCTTGAAGATATGGCCTTTCACTTCTATGAAGTTGTGGTAGCTAGTGGTTTTGTAGCTGAATCTGTAGCTGTAGAGAAACCCGACGGTAAGATGGTCTGGTCAACATGGTAGTGGGTAAGGTTCTCATAGATGGTGACATAGTAGCTTATCGCGCCTCTATAAGTGCTGAGAAAGACTTTGCAAATGTTGCAATAGAAAAGGCTGATGCGCTTATGGAAGAGATTATCTCTGAGACTTGTCCCTTCTCAGACCCTGATAGCTACGAAGTTTACCTGACGGGTAAAACTAACTTCAGGAACGAAATAGCTAAGACTGCTGTTTACAAGGGTAATAGGAAGGGTAAAATAAAACCCAGACACCTACAAATAGTTAGGGACTACTTATCCATGAGTTATGATGCTACTATAAGTGTGGGGGAAGAAGCTGATGACCTCATATCTAAGGCTGTTACTAGACTTGGGCCAGAGACTATAGTCGTATCTATAGATAAGGATATGTTACAACTAGCTTGCCATCATTATAACTTTGTAAAGAAGGGTTGGTCACAAGTGGATGAGTGGGAGGGTCTAAAGTTTTTCTATGCCCAGATACTTATCGGTGATATATCCGACAACATAAAAGGGATCAAAGGTGTTGGCCCTGTTAGAGCTAACAAGTTACTTAAAGATTGTACGACAGAAGAAGAACTGTGGTACGCTTGCTTAGAGGCTTATGATGGTGACTATGACCGTGTAGTAGAAAATGCCAGATTGCTGTGGTTAAGGAGAAGGGAGGAAGAGTTATGGGAACCTCCAACAGTGAGAGACGGAGACACGCAATAAAGAATGGATACCGCTCTGGCTTGGAAGAGAACATCTCTAAGGATTTAACTGAACGGGGTGTAGACTTTGAATATGAGAAGCTAAAGGTAAGATGGCAACTCTTAGAGTACAAGACCTACACCCCTGACTTTAAGTTGCCCAACGGTATCATCATTGAGAGCAAGGGCAGATTCGTCGGAGCGGATCGTAAGAAGCATCTTAAGATTAGGGATCAACACCCGTTCCTTGATATTAGGTTTGTGTTCTCTAACTCTAGGGCTAAGTTAAACAAAGGTGCAAAGAGTACTTATGGGGATTGGTGTGATAAGCACGGGTTCTTATATGCAGACAAAAGGATACCCGACGAATGGTTGTTAGTGAAAACGTAGCTACCTTTAAGGTACACAAGGTAAAGGATGGACCTTACCAAGACGAAGAGGATGGTATGTGGTGGTTGTTATGCTGGGTAGAAGATTGTGACCCAGAAGATCCAGATGATGTTATGTTTGATGAGGAAGTTCCCTTCTCCACATTTACTAACGCATACAACTTCAAGAAACACTTTGAGAGTTCTATTGATCCTATCTTAATAGAATTTCGCACTGGAATGGCGGTAAAGTATGACGGGTAAAACAGCTATTGTATTCTCTTGCGCTCATGTAGACCCTTCAGTGGAAAATGAGAGGTTTGATTGGCTAGGAGAACTTATTTATGAGGTCAACCCAAACTACGTCATTGACTTAGGTGATGGTGCAGATATGAAGTCTCTTAACACTTATGATACACGATACCCGCAAGCTATGTGCGCTCAGAGTTACGAGGCAGATATTGAACACTACAACGAAGCTATGGACCGCCTGAGACGTAAGCCCAGTACCCGTAAGTATAAGGTGCCGCAGTGGTTTGGTTTTGAAGGTAATCATGAACATCGTATCAAACGAGCTATAGCACATGACCCACGACTAGAAGGAGGCAAGTACGGCATTTCATATAGCCACTTACAAACTGACCATTGGTTTGATGAATACCATGAGTATGAGAACTCCGCACCATCTATAAGGGATTACGATGGAATATCATATGCTCACTTCTTCAGTTCTGGTAACTATGGCACTGCTATATCAGGTCTACATCACGCTAACTCCCTAATGACTAACAGGAACCACAGCAGTACGTGTGGGCATAGCCACAAGCGAGATCTTAAGTTTAGGGATGGAGCACACCCCAATGGTATCATTGGTCTTGTAGCGGGGTGTTACAAGGGTGCAGAAGAGTCTTGGGCTGGGCAAGCTAACAACGATTGGTGGAAGGGTGTTGTCATTAAGAGGAATATTTCTGATGGTATGTACGAGCCTGAATTTATATCACTTCAACGGTTAAAGGAGTTATACGGTAATGGGGAAGCGTTCTGACTTCAAGAGAGTACCAAGGGACTACTATCCCACCCCAATACAGGCTGTAGAGCCTCTAATACCTCACCTGCCATACTCCTTTGACTACTTGGAGCCATGTGCGGGTGATGGTAGGCTTATATCACACATAAGTCAGTTAACCAGTGGGCTAGGGGAGTGCATAGGTGCTTACGACATAGAACCAAGACATGACTATGTACAGAAGATGGATGCTCTGACTATAGAAAGTGTCTCCGGAAGTTTTAGCAAGGACTTTTTAGCTATTACTAACCCACCTTGGGACAGAAAGATACTACACCCGTTGATAGATAACTTCTTAGGCATATGTCCTACTTGGTTGTTGTTTGATGCGGATTGGATGCACACGAAACAATCAGCGACCTTTATGACATACTGTAAGACGGTGGTGAGTGTAGGAAGAGTTAAGTGGATTGAGGGAAGTAAGAGCCAAGGTAAGGATAATTGTGCTTGGTATCTCTTCGACTTTAGTAATGAAGAACAGACGCAGTTTTATGGGAGAATGATACAATGATTATGAGCAATAAAAGTATGGAAGCGTTCCGAGAATATAGTGATTGGGTGGAAGACAAGATCATTACTGGAGGTAAAGACCGACTGATGGAAAATGCTTTAGGTCTTATGGGTGAGGCAGGTGAAGTAGCTGAGAAGATTAAGAAGAGCATGAGGGACAAGACTGAGATTACTCCTAACGACATTGTGAAGGAACTAGGTGACGTTGTGTTCTATGCTACAGCTTTAGCTAACTACTACAATGCAAACTTAGGGGTGACTATTTTAGAGAACCTAAACAAGTTAAATAGCCGTGAAGCTAGAGGCACTATTAAAGGAAGCGGGGACAATCGATGAAGAGTAACTACCTACCCACAGACTATCAGACCTTCATTGCTACTAGCCGCTATGCACGTTGGTTAGAGGGCTTAGGTCGTCGTGAAACATGGGGGGAGACGGTAAGACGGTACATGTCTAATATCTTGTCCCCTCACCTATCTGGTGACCCTACTATTATGGACGATATTGAAGCAGCTATCCTTAGCCTTGAGGTTATGCCTAGTATGAGGTCGCTTATGACTGCTGGTAAAAGTTCAGATCGTGACAACACTTGTATGTATAACTGTAGTTACCTACCCGTAGATGATCCTAAGTCCTTCGATGAGGCTATGTTCATCCTTCTCTGTGGCACTGGTGTAGGGTTCAGTGTTGAGCGTCAGTTCATTACTAAGTTGCCAGAAGTTCCCTCCCTCTTTGATAGCGACACGATTATTGTTATCAAGGATAGTAAGGAAGGTTGGGCTAAAGGTTTCAGACAAGTTCTGGCTCTCCTGTGGGCTGGTGAGATTCCTAAGTGGAATGTATCTAAAGTACGTCCAGCGGGTGCTAGGCTTAAGACGTTTGGTGGTCGTGCTAGTGGCCCTGCTCCTTTGGTTGACTTGTTTAACTTTGCCGTTACTACATTCAAAGCCGCACAAGGTCGTAGACTTAGTTCTATTGAGTGTCATGACCTCATGTGTAAGATTGGGGAAGTTGTCGTTGTAGGGGGTGTTAGACGCTCTGCTATGATCTCTTTAAGCAACCTTTCTGATGATCGTATGCGCCATGCTAAGTCAGGTAACTGGTGGGAGAATGCAGCACACAGAGCGTTAGCTAATAATTCTGTAGCTTATACAGAGAAACCAGATAGTATGTCTTTCATGCGTGAGTGGACAGCATTAATGGAGAGTGGTAGTGGAGAACGAGGAGTATTCAACAGAGAGGCGTCAGTTAGACAAGCAGAAAAAAATGGCCGTAGAGAGTCTGGCTATGAGTTCGGAACAAATCCCTGTTCGGAAATCATTCTTAGGCCGAATCAGTTCTGCAATCTTACGGAAGTTGTCATCCGTGCTAACGACAGTATCGAAGACCTTACAAGAAAGATCCGCATTGCAACTATACTTGGGACTATACAGTCCACCTACACCCACTTTCCATATCTGCGAAAGGTGTGGTCAACGAATACCGAAGCCGAAAGGTTGCTCGGTGTGTCACTCACGGGGATAATGGACAACAAGCTAATGACATTGGCTAATGAGGGTCTGTCAAAAACATTGGAGCATTTAAGAGATGTGGCTATTTCTACTAACGCTGAGTGGGCTGACCGTCTTGGTATCCCTCATAGCACTGCTATTACTTGTGTCAAGCCCAGTGGAACAGTTTCCCAATTGGTTGACTCAGCTTCTGGCATTC